TATCTTTGATCTCGTCTAAAGCTTTCATCACTTCGTCCTTAGACATGCTGTCGATAGACCCTGTACGGATTTCTGATTTACTGACATAAATATCACCATGAGCCTGACCGCGCCTAAACTCCGCTTGGACGGCTGCGGAGTATGCACCGTTCTGTAGCGCAGCATCTCTGATCTGCTTTAAATCACGCAAGTGCCTCTCAAATGTCACCCCGTACTTTTCATCAAGTTCAGCCCGATAGCTCTTGATAGCCGCTACTACGTGCGGAGAAATGTGAGCATTGGTTAGTTCGTATGCTCGGGTGTGAGCAGAGCCCGCGGGGTAACCTGCTTTGATCGCGGCATCTCTTAACGTAATCATTCCGTCGTTACTGACCAGTTCTTTCACGAACAGTTCTTGACGACGGGTAAGTTCTTGACGAGTAGTAGCTTTGGGTCTGCCCGCCTTGCGTTTAACGGCGGGTAAGGGCTCGGTCTTTGAGCGAGAGCGGGTAGCCATAAAAAAATCCTATGTTAATCTCAGTGATCTGATATCAGGATTTTATCCCTTAACGTATATAGAAGACAAATAGATTTTATAATTTTTTAGATTTTGAGCGCTTATACGCAGTATTGCCCTCTGAAAGTTACATAAGTCAAAAAAGGTTACACTTTCAAAATAGTTTATGTAACCACTTAAATTACTGTTCTATATACATAAAAAGCGAAAGTTACGCCGGTTACACCGGTTACGCCTTTATTTTATTTTTTTTCTTTTTTTTTATTTTGGCTCTATATACTGTATTTGCGCGTAACTTTGTACCGTGAGCCGCGATCCGCGGTCAATCAACCGAAGTCCATGTCGCCATAATCATCCGACATGATCTTGTCTGGATAGATAGTTTGGCATTGTTCGCGATTTAAGGGGTATTTGGTGCCGTTTCGATCTTGGCAATAGCAGTCGATGACTTCCCCGCGTATCACGGTTAGGGTGCGTGTCACGCCGCCTACCCCGAACAGTTCGGGGTAGATGGACACGAGGTATTTATTTTTCTCGCTGTCGTTCATTTTTTGACTTTCCAGATTGTTATTTCTCGTGTTATCACCGCTGGAACAAGAAAAGAAGGAGTTAATTCGGTGCGTGTGACAACTTTGCAGTTGGGGTCAGAATATCGGATCGCCGCCGAAATCTTTTGCTTTTCAAGATCATCATATACGATGACGCAATCGCCATACTCCATGTCATAGACCCAACCTAGCTTTTGGGATCGTCCCCCTCTTGGGGGTATTGGCTTACCTTTAATGATTTCCATAATGTTGTCCTTTAAAAGTTTGCCCCCTTTCGGGGGCGGTTAGTTACTTTTGCCAGTATCCATACACACATCGTTTGCCTTCTCTTGAGCAATCGTGATTATCGTGTATGACACCGTCTATTACTGCTACTTGATGCTTTGATACGTTACACACTATCACGCCACAGGGTAGTTCGTCGGGGGTTAGGTGAACCTTGCATCCCGATCCGATAGTCATGGTCGGTGTCCACTTAAACCCGAGTTCAATCATGTAATCTTTGAACCACTTGCGGGTAGTATCAATTCCATCTCGTGCCGTTCGGGCGTTTGCATTTTTCGTTTGCCCTTTTGTTCGACGTTGGTTGGCGTTACCTTCGGCCAATCTATCGTAGACCTCTTGGTACTTTAGCCCGGATGCAATGGCTACGGCTCGTGTTACGCAGTCACCTGCATCGCCTTTATACCCCGCGGCTTTTCGTCCACCGTCGTTATAAACAAATCCACTCATGGTGAATCTCCATAGTTAGTTGAGTTTTTAAAGAACGTACCATTCTGTGATGGCAAAGACATCTTACCACAGGTATGGGACATTGTCAACCACTAGATAACTTTGACGGACAGGGTGTATTCATAGTCGGCGTGTTTTTTTTGAAGCGCGGCCATTTCTTTGGCGGCGTGTTGTTCGCAATCGGGTGTCAGGTCATAGCTTTTGATTTCTTCCCACCCAGTTGACCTATCTTTTCTTCGTCTTTGCATCATCAGCTTCATGGTGGTTCTTACTCTTGTCATAAGGCTCTCCAGTAATGCGGGGTGTAAAAGTTTCTAGCACGTTCATTTGGCTATATTGTTTTTGGTTCATTTGTTTTCTAGACAAAACCCAGAGGTTTTCTGCGCTTTCATTTGTTGCAATAACAACTTCCTTCCCATGCGTTTCTTGCAGAAAGTGTGCCTCTTCGACGGCACACTCGTGGTCTGTGAACATCATGCTCGTTTCCGGTGATAAGGCCGAAAGTTTAAGGACTCACAAACTTTGCAATACTCAATAGTGTGTCCCTCTTCGGTTTCTGACAAGGACAATTCAATTTCGTGAACCGTGCAGTAGACTGCGTCTGGTTGTATCCACGGGCAGTCACGCAGGTTCTCATCTACATCTCCGCGATCTATCATAAGACTTTATTATCTCCTTCAAGGGTTAAAGATAGTACGTTGTAGTTGTGGCGGCGGCACCAGACTTGGATTCCGGTAGGTGTCCAACCGACATCCAGTGCGGCGTAGTCAGCAGGAGATATTAGAAGAGCCATGCCCTGATCGTCAAATTCTTTTAGGCATTTTCGGCAGTGCATCACCCCCACTATTTCGTTGAGTATTTGCAGAGCAGGGCGCTTGGCGTTCCGAAGTTTAGACAATTCGTCCATAGGGCTCTCCTTATCAGTAACTTACCGTGGCATCTTACTAAACTACATTAACTGTTTTATTATCGGATATTCCCATTATATTTTCAAGTGCCATCATCTTGCACATAGCAATTTCTGTTTCGTCGAGGCCCACTGAAAACTCTTCGGCCATCGCCGCGGCTTGGCCCGAGCGCCGTGAGTCGGGAGCCGTGATGCCAAGCTCCAGTGCTTTGGCTACCATATCGATTTGTCGTTGACGGTTAGTCATGTCAGTCTCCTTGCCCCCGAAGGGGCTGTTTTTTTAAGCCTCGTGATCAATCGTCACGTTGCGGCTTTTTGGTTCTGTACGGCAGTTACCAAGATAAGTTCCGTCTATCTCGGCGTTTACGTGGTCCCACATTACCTGTTCAGCTAATTTTTCGGCTTCTTCCCTGCTCTTAGCTTCTATCCAAAAGGTAAAGTCTTCCTCGTAATAAACACGCATAGCGTATTCCTGCACCTCTACTTCTACTTCTACCTCTTCTTCGTCCATTTTTGTCTCCGTTAGATGTTCCACGTAGAACATCGGGCCTTAGTTAATTGAACCCTAAGTATAAGACAATATGAGAGGATGTCAACTGTGTTTTTATACAGTGCAAAAAAAACCTCAGACCGTTTCCGATCCGAGGTTTAAACTCAACTAACTAACTAATTAGTGCAAAGGTGAATAAGCACGAAAGACATGCTACGCGACTATATGGGATTAGTCCACAACTTTTTTCGCCGGAGTGTTAACTGCGTCCGAAGAGCGTTTGTAGATTGTAAAAATCCAACGCAACTGTCCGCTAATTGTGCGGCCCTCGGATTTTGCCAACTCTTTTATTTCGGTATAAACTTCTACCGGCACAAGAACGCTTTTCCATCGTGTCGTGTCCATGATCTTCTCCCCGCGAAGTATCTGATAGTGTAAGACTATATAGGAACCTATAAGAAGAATCAAATTTTAGACAAAAAAAACCCCAACGAAGCTAAGTTATTGGGGTTTTTCAAAGGAACAACATTATGTCCTTTAAGTATTCATACCTTTTATCTTTTGTCAACAACAAATTTAGTGTTTCTTCCTTATTTGGCCTCTCCCCACGATGGTCCGATCTCAATATCACATTTGTTAGGCACTTCCAAAGGCACCGCGTTTTCCATGATCCGAGCCACCTCTTGGGCTTCTTCCATGCTTTTGACAGACATAGCCACCTCATCATGTATTTGCACCATAGGAAGCATCCCAGCGCGGTATATATTAACCATAGCCTGTTTAGTCATGTCCGCGGCACTGGCTTGAATGAGCCTGTTTAGGGCCTTGTACGTGTACGCCCGCTTTAGCCGAGTCGTGTCCCCATATTCTTTAACTGCGTCCCGATATGGCAGAGCCTTATTCATGGCAAAGGTGTCGGGCTCCCAGAGTTCAAAGCGGCACTTGCGGCCCAGTATGCTACGAATAGACCCAGCACTGCTCTTGTCATTCAGCCTGTTCTGAACGCCATTCATAAGACCTTTAACAAATGGAACGCGGTCATGGTACTGCTTAACCAATGCCTTGGCTTCAGACACTTCGATATCTAACTGGTCCGAGAGCTTATTAACGCCCATGCCGTACATCATACCGAGGTTGATAGTCTTGGCTTGCTTACGGTTAATGTTAGCCATCTCCGCGACCATTGTATGGAAATCCATGTCTGGGTTATCATTGTATCCGTTAACAAACTCTTCAACGGCATCCATCTGAATACCTCGGGACTTACCAAAGACATGAGCATAGTGAACTAAGATGCGCGGCTCCTGTTGCGAGAAATCAATTGCCGCCCACTGCTCACCCTCTTCTGGTAAGAACAGACTGCGTATCATCGGACCTAGCTCTGGATCGCGGGCCGGTATCTGCTGTAGGTTAGGATTGTTCATTGAGATGCGGCCCGAGACTGTCCCGCCGTCATCCGATCTGATCTGGTTGATGTGACTATGGATGCGGCCATCCTTGTGCGTGTGTTTCATAATCGTATTAATGAAAGTACCCGAAGTCTTGTTCAGGTTCCGCGCCTCCAAGATGAGCTTGGGGAGCGGATGGTTGCTCTCTTGGAGAAAGCTCTTAGTGAAAGACGGTGCGCCTTTCTCGGTCTTTGGATAGCTGACCCCTGCCTTGTCGAACGCCTTGGAAAGAGACTGTGCAGCCCAGATTTCAATGTTACCCCCCGCCATGCTTTTGATCTGTTTCAGGACAGCCTTTTCCCTCTTGAGGATTTGATCCCTTGTGACCTCAAGTCTGTTGGTATCGACACGGACACCACGCATGGTCATGTCAACCAAGCATGGGAGAAGTTCAAGCTCCAAGTTAGCGATAGACCAGAGGTCTTCTTTGCCGAGCGCAACACTAAAGTAGTTCCACAACTCCAGTGTAAGTTCAGCATCGACCTCGGCATAGGGTCCAACATACATGGCTGGCATCTTCCACATCTCAGCCTTCGGATCAACGCCGAATTCCCTCGCCGCGGCGACTAAGTCTTTTTCTGATTTGGTCTTGGACAGGTGGTCGTAGGCCAATGCGTTTAGGCTGTAGCTGAACCGGTTCTCGTCCAGTAGGCTGGCTACTAGCATCGTGTCGATTATGCGGCCTTTGACATCAAA